CCCGCGTTGGCTGCAGGCGCGGGCTGGCCGCCGCCGGCCACACCGGACTGGCGCGCAGGTTCTGTGGCGGCCAGGGGGCCCGTTGCTGGCCGACGCTGCGGGCTGAGGCTTATGTGCCCCTCTGCCACTACGTGCTCGCCGGCCGGCGTCATCAGGGGCGGCGTGGTGGGCACGGGCGTGGTGTTTTTGGCGGCGATGATACTGCCGTCTTTTTGCGGCTGCAGGGCGTGCGCGGTTTGCGCGAGCGCCACGGGCCGGTGGTAATAAAAACAGCCCAGCCAGCCACCGGCGAGCAGCAACAGGCTGTAAACGAGGGCCAGGGTCAAACGCAGGCGGGTATCAATGTTGGGGCTCATGCTGTGCTCCGGGGCTGGTGGGACAAGAAATGGATTCCGTGCGGCCCATGCCGAAGCCGGCAATTCAGCGCGGCAATTACGTCCCGCAGGGCGCAATCGCAAGCGCATGGCGTATGCGGTGCCCGTTCAGGGGCACCGACGGGGCATGGGTCACGGGCTGGCTTTGGTTGGTGTGACAGGCAAAGAGGAGCGGCAGCTGCTTTGTGCAACCATCAATAAAACGGATAAAAGCAGTCTGAAAAAATGGTGCAGGCCGTAACGTAAACCGGAGGCTTTGCGCAACCGTTCATGCAGGGCCGTTCATGCCCAGCGCCTTTTGCACCCGTGCCAGATACATCAGCCGGTCGGCCATGCCCGCTGCCGCCGGGCCGTTGATGCGTTTTGTCATGCCCAGAAAATCCTGCGCGTCGGCAAGATGATTCAGCCCGTTTTCACTCCAGAAAAAACAGGCCGAGCCCGTGGCCGCGTCCGGCTGCCCGATCAGGTCCGGCTGGTTCAAAAGATCAATGCCGAGCGCCTGCCCTGCCCGCGCATAATTGCCCCTGCCGGTGGTTTGAATGCAGCCGCCGCCACGGTAGCGAAAGCCATCTCCGCTGGCCTCGTCACCATTGCCATCGCGCCCGGCATAGGCACGGTTGGCGATGGCGACGGCCTTGCCGACATACTGTGCCGCTATTTCATCACTCGGGAATTCTCGCGGAAAAATGGCGCGCAGGGCCGCCGTGCGCGTGTAGTTTGTGTTTTCCCGCAGGTGCTGAAATTCGCCGGTTTCATGCAGGATTTGTGCGACAAAGCTCGCCACGCGCGCGGGCGTGCTGATGTTGAAATGCGCCAGCCATTTATTCATGGCCGCCACAAATGACGCGGCGCGCACCGTGCCGCCGGGCGTGGTGCAGGCGGCACTGAGCTGCTCCAGGGTAATCAGGCTCATGGCGCGTCCCCCTGCGCTGCCGGCTCGGTCTTCATTTTCAGGCGCAGTGAGGCCGCCCCCGCCGCCAGCAGACCGCTGCCGCCCAGCGCAAAAGCGCTCAGGTCAAAAGGCCTGCCGGTAAAAAAGGCAATGACCGACAGGCCAAGGCCGACCACACAAACCAGGGCCCACAGCACCTTGCCGAGGTCATACGTGGCGTTGTCGATGCCGGTAAAACAGTGTTTGAAAAAAAGCATCATGGCTGCACCCTCACGTGTGATGTGTATTGCACCGGCTGGATATCCACGAAAACAAACTTGCCCACCGTCGCCATGGCGGTCGCCACCACGGCGATGACGCCCCACTTGACCCAACGACTGGTGGTTTTCAATTCGGGCAGCGCCTGCTCGATCAGGCGCAGGCGTCCATCCATTTTTTCCATTTCCACAAAGGCGCGGTTGAGCCCGTCGCGCGTTTCCGCGTGCACGGTTTCCAGGCGCACCATCTGTTTCAGGCTTTCACTGATTTCATGCTGGCTTTCCGCCAGACGACGCACAGCGTCTTCCAGCAGCGCCAGGCGCACTTCTTCCGGAGGCATGTCTGATTCCTTATTTCAGGCATAAAAAACCGCCATGCGGCGGTTGATGAAAAATTACCAATTTCTACATCTCAGGCTTTTAACCCGGCAGAGCCTCAACATGCCAACCCCACAGCACGTGCATTGTGCTAGCCGGCTGTGTTGCTACAAGGTTAAGCGTTTGTGAATTTGCACTATTTGTTGTTGTGAATGAGGGAGTTGCGCTCAAGCTATACGGGGAAGCCGCCGTGTTGTTCATTACGAGTTGACTTGATAACCCCTGACGATTACCGAATTCGGACACCGCATTAATGGCTTCGGTGACTGAATAGGAGTTTACAGAATTACCACCGTACTGTAACGCCAAGGCTCCAGTACCGCCGGCAACTTGGGTACCTGTTATGGTAGACCGTATTTTGCCATTATATCCCAAAAAAGACGCCGGAATAGTCACGCTCATGATAGTTGTCGCAGTACCAACACCAGCAACGCTACCAGCACCAGTAGTGCCCGAAAATGAAACAGGCGTTACGGGATAAATTGGTAAACCGAGCCCTGAATAATAATTGTTATAGATAGTAGCGGCTGTAGTCGATGTTATTGTTGTCCAGTAGAAGCCGGCGGGACTTCCTGAATAAATTGAATTAGCCGGGTAGTAGATATATGACGACCCGGTGCCTAAATCCGAACCCATTGTAGACGGAATGGTGAGAGCGCCATTATTACCGAAGGTCATTGTAAAGTTGGCAAGAATCATCGTGCAGCCGGAATTCTGTAAACTTATCCAGCCGCCGGAATACGGAACCCACAGGATTCCGTTGAACCGCATCAGAGCACCCGTGCCAATGTCGGTCACGTTGAAAATAGTACCCGTTGCCGGAGCAGCGGGCAATGATGCAAAAGTAGATGACGGGTACGTTGCCTGAGACCAGGAACTGCCATTCCAGACCATCATGCAGCCGTATAGCGTACTCCACAGAATGGCGGGCAAACTGTCGCTCGGCGTTGGTGTTGTTGCACCAACCGCAATTGATGCCGATGCAAGCCCGACTGGACTCAGAGCCCTCATGGATCACCCCACAATTTCATAAGCCATGGCATTCGACGCCACAGCAGACAGGAAAGTGCCGACAGTGATCGCGTTGACGCTGGCAACGGTCCAGTCGCAGGTAATCGGCTCGCCGGTGCTGACCAGAAAGAACTGCACATGCGGCCGGGAATTGTTCAGGTTGTGCGTGATGGTGAAACTGCTGCTGACGCCATCCCCGAAGGTGCCCGATATCTTGTTGACCGTGCTGTTCGGGTTGTACTGCATCTTGAACGTCAGGCTGGTCGTGCCAACGGTGATCGGCGCTGGCGTCGTCAGCTGCCACAGCGTACCGTCATAGGTCGCGCCAGTTCCTGACTGCACCGGGAAAAAAGCGCCCGGCGTCATCTCGTCCACACTGTCGTCACTCGCCCGTGCCCAGGCGCCGCTGGCAACAACGTAAGTACCGTTCTGGCTGCTCACCGTCTGGCCCGCCACCAGCACACGCTGACCGGCAGCAACACCCACACCGTTGATGGTTTGCGCACCGCTCAGCGTAATGTTGGCCGTAGACACCGTGAGGCAAGTGGGCTTCGCATCCAGCGTGCCCAGCGCCGACTGGATGAGCGCCTGCACCTGCGCCAGAGGCATTGCATCGCCCGAGTTGACCGCGTTCGGCAGATTGATGATCTGCCCGTTGGTCATGTCCATTACTTCAAAATATTTCATGCTGCATCCTCAGTTGATTTGCGCCACACCCGCCACGGGGGTCGTGAACAGGACAATCAGGTTGTTGTTGTCGGTGTAGGAAACGTCGGCCGATACCTTCTCGCCAGCCACCGAAATATTCACATCCGGCGCAGGCCGGTTCAGGTTGTGCTGCACATACCAGTTTTGCGCGGGGGCGACCTGGGTGAACGTAAATGCGGCCCCGGCAGCAATAGCCGCCGCTACGCTCGCTGCCGGCCAGGTTTCTCCAGCATCAATGATCGCGCCATTGCTCAGCGTCACCACCAGATGGCTTTCATCATTGACGGCCACACCCGCAATACCGATGCCCTGGATGGACTCCAGCCGAACGGCTACATCAAACGGTAAATCGGCTGTCAGCGTCATGTCGTAAACCGGCTCGACCGTGACCTTGATGCAGATGTCGCTCATCACCCGGCTCCCGTAATAACGCGCAAGGTACCGTATAAAAACGGTTGTACGGTGCTGTCAGGAAAAGTCAGGTTGATGAAATAGCTGTAGCTTGCGGCAGCGCCGAGTGGCGCCGGCGCCAGTGCAGCCGAGGTGGTGTCGGCCACCCAGGCGCGCACAATGCCCGCGGCCAGCTGTGTGGTGTCGACACTCAGCGTGCCGGCCACATTGTTGCGGCTGTCGAGAATGGTGCCGCCCGGCATCACGCCGCTCAGGTTGATTGCCGCGCCGGTCGAGTCGGTGGCGGCGGCATTGATGACCGAACTTTGCACACCCTGACGCACGACAATATCGAGCCGGGCACCGATGGATTGGAGGATTGCCATGGTTCACTTCCGCTCAGGTCTTGATGATGTACATAAGGGCGATGTTCTTCGGACGTGTTTCTGTTGCGGTCCTGGCCTCTAGACCGGGGTCAATAGTCACGGTCACATTGGACAAGTTGTTGCCGCCGACGCTGTAGCTCACAGAAGTACCGCCAATCGTTTCGCTGCACGCCCCAGTAACTGCCGCACTCTCCGTGGAAGCGTTGAATGTGCCGCTAAATTCCTGCAGCGCATCTTGCTGGGTGCTGCCGAACGCGCGACCACTGTCAACACCGGCCCCGTGGTCCCAGCCACGCGCAAACATGCCGCGCATATCGGGCAGATTGAACGTGGTGGTGCCATCGCCCACCCCGAACGCTACCCCGATAACGGAGAAGAGCGTTGCATAGGTGCTACGGCTGATTGCCGAGCCATCACACTCCAGATAGCCTGACGGTGCTGAGTTGACAGTCCACAGCTTGACCTCCCCCGTTATTGCCCCCACCGTGGCAAGGCCGGCAGCAACAAAAGCCGTGCTCGCCAACTTGCCACTATTGTCCCCCGGCGCCTGCGTCGGCGCCGTCGGGTTGCCCGTAAAGGCAGGGCTCGCCAGCGGAGCAAGCGCATTCAGTGAAAATCCGGCGGGTTGGTTGCCGATAAAAGACGTGTTGCTGTACACCGAAATATTGCCGCTGGTAATGCTGGCCTGGCCATTGGCCACCGTCACCACATAAGCGCCCACGCAGCCCGCGCCCGGCGTCGGCGTAATCTGGCTGCCCGTGGTCGCCGCCGCACCTGCCAGTACCGTCACCATCGCCTGATCGGCGCGAACTGTCGCCTGGCTGCTGCCGGAATTATCCGGGCCGCTCCAGGCCAGGGTCGGGCTGCTGCTGTTGTAATACGGCAGCACCGTGGGGCCGGTATCAGACGACTGATAGCCCACCTGGATCAGGTAATTGATCGACTGCCCCGCCGTTCCCGGTGCCGCAAACGTGCCCAGCGCCGGCGTTTGCGCCGTCAGCGCCAGACCCTGCTTGATCACGGTCGAGGTGTCCTCGCCCAGCGAGCTGTAGTCGCTGGGGTCCAGTTCCTGCGGCAAATAAATCTGCCCCGGTGCAATCTGCACCGTCAGGCTGGCCGGGCTGGTCGGCGTTACCGCAAAACCCGCCAGAACCGGCGTGCTGCCCACCATGGCCTCCGCCAGCTTGGCCTGGCCCACATAGGCATCCTTTGCCACATTGAGCAGATCGGTTTCCAGCGGAATTTGTCCGGGATAAACAAGATGACGATTCATACAGGCTCCAAAGAAAAAACCCGCACAGGGCGGGTTTGAGGGAAATAAAAATAATCAGTGATTTACACCCTAAGTCGGGAACGCGGCGGGCCGCGTTATAGCCAACGCAACGGCAATCCGCATCCAGCCGCCTACGCATCCACCAGCCGCACCCACACCCTTGTCGCCAAAGGCCGCACCGACTCCACCGCCGCAAAAATATTCTCATCGCTCACGTTGATCAGGCTGCCCGCCGCCACATAGCAGCCGGCCACGCCGTAGCCGCTCTGCGCACAGGCATAGCCCGGCACATTCAGCACGCCAATGCTGCGCGGGCGATACACCTCCACAAAGGCCTGCCAGGGGCAGAGCAGCGAGCCGTAGCGCCCGGCCGCGCCGTAGCCCATTACCGGCAGGCCGTAGCCACCGCAATCGGCGGGTCGTGCGGGCTCGATAATCGTCGGCACGTTGCCGGTCAGCTGCGTCAGCATCGCCAGCAGCGCCGGGCGGGTGGCACGCTGGCGAAACATTTGCACCTGAATGCGCGCCCGGTAGCTGCTGTCGGACTCATTCAGGCTACGCGGCAAGGACATGCCGAAAAAATCGCCGGCAATCATGTCCAGGTTGCCGTCGCTCGCCGTGGCAATGCGCGTTTGCAGCGCAATACAGGCCAGCAGCCCGTAACAAAAACTCAGGCCCCAGGCCGCACCATACAGCAGCGCCGTAATAACCGGCCCCGTGAACCAGTTGGTGGGCAGCGCGTTCAGCAGCCGCCCGTAGCAATCGTCGATATCGCCTGTCATTTACGCCACCGTCGCGGTAATGGTGCCCGGTTTGACGCTCTGCTTGGGCGCCGCCGCCATATCCACCGTGCTGCCGTTCAGCAGGATGCCGGTGACATTTTCAATGCCACCGCTCGCGTCATAGGCAATTTGCGCCAGCCGGCTAAAAGGCAGGCCCGCGCCCAGCGGCAGCGCCGCCACAAAGGCCGTCAGCGCCGCCTCCACCGCCGCCGGCGTCGCCACCGGGTCATAGCCGCTGGCCAGCTGCAGGGTCAGGGTGATATTGGCCACGGCCAGCGTCGGCCCCTGCACTTCAAACACCGTGGTGAGCGGCCGCACCGCCTCGACTGCGCTGAAAACACTCTCAAGAAACGTCGAGCCCGGATGGCCGCTGCCGTCGTCGGCCACCACATAAAAATAGCCCGGGCGCGGGTTGCCGGTGCTGTAGTCAATGCCTTCCACCACATCGCAGCTGGCGCCGTCTTTCACGCTTTCCACCGCCTCCGTCACCGCCGTCAGCGTGGCTTTGTTCAGGCTGGCCAGGTATTGCTGAAAGCGGATACGAAAGGCCGCATCGGCCTCCGCATCAAGACCGTTCACAAACGCCAGCGTATTGCCGACCGTGTCGATGCCCGGCAGCGCCGTCGCCAGCGTGTTGATCTGGCCCGCCCCCGCATTGCCCGCCACGCCCGCCGCCAGCGCGCCGATCAGCACCGGAATACTCGCCGTGCCTGCCGCCAGCGTGTATTGATTCAGCGCCACATTGAAATTGGCATTGGTCGTATCAGCCAGCACCGCGTATTGCACCGCGCCATCCTGCGTTTGCACCACCGCCGTGCCGCTCACCGAACCATCGGCATTCTGCGTGCCCGTCACCGCGATAAAGGCCGGCGCCGTCGCGGTGTAGCGCGCAAACAGCGCGTTGCCCGTGGCCGCTGCGGCCGGCAGCCGGGCCAGGCCATAATCCGCCATCCAGCTGTCGAGATCGCTGCCCGTGCTGGTGCTCGCCCGCGTGGTCGCCAGCAGCGTCAGCAACTGCGCCTGCAACCACAGTAGCTGCGCCGCAAACGCCTCCAGCAGCGCCCGCAGCACCGAGCCTATGGTCGTGTCCACCAGCGCCGCCGCCCGGCCCTGCACCGTTGTTACAATATTTTCCACCAGCGTCGTAAATGTCTGCGTCGTGACTGCCATTACTGATTCACCTCAAAGCTCAGGACCGTGGGCTGATTCGTTTCCGTATCGGTGTAATTGATGCTGACAGTGAGCCCGTTCAGCAGCGGCTGCACGCTCACCGACATACTGCCCACACCCGCCTCCAGCGCCAGCTGCGCCTGGATGACACCGACAATTTGCGCCGTGCTGCTGGTGCTGCCCACAAACTGCTTGAGGCCCGCGCCATAGTCCGGGTGCCACAAATAATCGCCGGGATTGGTCAGCAGCCGGCGCAAAATCCGCTGCTGCCGGCGCAGCAGGCCGCCCGCCAGCGCAAGATCGCCCTGCGCCGTCACCTGCACGTCGCCGCCGATGTTGTGGTTGATATCGAGAAGAGTACTCATAGTGTCCCCACGCTGCCGCTGCTGTCGCTGATGGTACCGTTCACAATCAGGTTGCCAGGCGCCGCCTCGGTGCCGATTGTTACCGCACCACTCACGGCCAGCGCGCCGGTCATTGCCGTAGCGCCCGCCACGCTCAAACCACCCTCCACGGCCAACCCGCCGGTTGCCGCGCCACTCACCGCAATATTCGCCGCCGTAATATTGCCGGCCACCGTCAGGTTTCCACTGACCGTCAGTGTCGGCGCCTGCACA